TGGCCATTCCCACCAATCATATTGGTCAAACGGATTGGGTCCATGCCCCCAACCATATACATCATAGCCTGTTATACCACCACCGTATTGCCATGTAGCCCAAGGGTCGCTACCATTAGCATCCCACCCGTTGTATTGGCTGACCCACCAAGCCCCCTCTGGCGCTTGACTACCTGGGTCATTACCTGACCAAATACCAGTATTACCACCAACCACAGGTTGGCATACTCCACATTTTCTATACACAGTAACTATAGAACTACTAACAGAACCAGAAATACTTCCATAAATAGACATACTGATTATATTACCGGATAAACCCATGGCATTTATAACACCAGTAGCCGTGTTCATTGATTGGGTTTCTGACCCAGTGATAAAGAACGAACTACTTACATGAATATTACCAAATCCTGTAAATGTTCCATAAATAGGTCCGCTGATGGAACCACTATCTGACACTACTGCATTTATCCCTGCTGGTATAGATGATGTAGTTATACTAGCCGTGCTTACACTGCCTGTTGTCCAAGACCATCCACTTGACCCTGAATTCCAACCCACATCCAAAATAGGTTCATAAATCGTGTTGGTATCCTTACTAAAGAAATATAGTTGCATACCAGAACCAGTAGGTTCAAACTCGTCACTACTCATTATGACAAATCCATTATTAGGAACCGTTCCATTCAACCACGAATTAACTATATTTGTAACATCCATGTTAATGTCACCGACCTGATAATTAAACGATTGAGTTGCTGATATACCTTGGATATATGATGAACCCGTAGCAGACCAAACTGTGCCTAAATAATAGTCTCTATAATTCCAACTAGCTCCTTGTTGCGAACCTTGGTCTGAGGTATATCCATCACCCATAACCCAACTCTCAGCGATTGGGAAGGCATAAATCTTGTATGTAATTGGAAGGTTAAATTCCCTCGCAATATTCATTTTGAGGGTGAAGTGAGGGTCAGCTATATCACCATTAGCAACTGATTTGGATATAGATGTAATATCGAACTGTACTAATGCTCTATTAGCGTAAGTAACCTGTCTAGTAATTCTGCGGTAAACATCGGTTTGAGTATTTAATCCAACTATATACCCAGAAATTATTTTGCCCGTGAAATTGTTTATAGACCCACTGAATATAGAAAAGTAATCTGTAACTAGTGTTCCAGAAACGTAACCATTTACAAATCCGTATATACTTCCACTAAACCCAATTAAACTTCCTGTGAAATTACTTGCGCTTAAACTTGCTGATTTATAACTAGCCGTCGCTGACCCCGAAAAATATGACGTAGTAAAACTGAGAGGACAACACGGATATACTCCACCTATTATACTTCCAATAACGAACGAAGCAGACCCCCATATGGATGATTCATATAAAGAACCAGAAAATCCCGAAACGCAATAGTTGGTCACATATCCATCAATAGGATAGGATGAAGTAATTTGAGTTACTCTTGTGGTTTTGTTTTGGGTACCTACATAAAGGATTTCATCTAACCCAAAATTAAGTCCCTCATATCCTAATGTATTGGTTATATACGTGTCTTGTGATGGATAAATGAAATGATGCATATTATAATACTGTTCCCTTTATGTCTTGGTCAGGATATTTTACTTCAAATACTGATGGGTCTATGGAAGGGAAAATCATGTCGTTTTGTGTTGCTGAATCAATATCATATTCAACCGGAGAATAAATACCACCGTTGGTTGTAAGTGGAGTAAGATTTTTGATATTTACAGACACAACGGTTTGAACACCCTCAACTTTAGCAATTTCCAATTTCAAACTACTGAGATTGATTGCTTGTGAAAATTCCCATTTATTTATATCAAAGAAATTCTGAGCTGCGGAAATAGCATTTAATAATACATCCTTCTTGTTGTATCCTTTAAATGCTGTTATTGTAAATTCTACACCAATATTGATTATGTAACCATCTATAATGTTAATAGCATCAGTTAATATTCTATACTTTCTCAAATATGTCAAAAGGTTAGTAACCAAAGCCGCATTGGGTGTAGTAAGATGTTGGTTTGCATCATACGATAGAACATACAAGTTAACTGCAAATGGATTACTTCTATCAAAAGCAATTTTTCTGAAATAGTTTTGTGTATCATTATTAATCACTGTAGCAACATTCGCTTCGTTTACAGTTCCTACCAATATTTGATTTTGATTTATATCCAAACTGTTGTATGTTATGACTTGTGATTTGGCAATCGAACCGTATTTTGCTGGTAAAGCATAAATTCTTGCTAGGTAATCTTCTTGTGTAACAATTCTGTTTTGCGCTGCGAAAGCAGCAATAGCATTTTGACGAATATTCTCATCGCTTTCAGGTCCAGCACCACCAACCGTAGCTTCATCATTATTGACGTTTAAAGAAGTTTTAACGGTGTTAAGAATTAATGCTTCTTCTGGAAGCAATCCGTCAGTTGTATTATCCATATCAACTAAATCAACATTTATAACAGAATTTGATGGAGAATTTGATTCATAACCACCACCCACTGCGTATGTGATGGTGATTATGGTATTCTGTGGGGCCAATCCATATGTGTCATTTTTAAGAAAATTGGATGGGTCGAGTGATAGATTAAGATTGTTAATATTAGACAAACCAACACCAACCTGTTGTGAACTCAAGTTAATAATTTCATCAGCAAATCCATCCGTTCCAGCACCGAATTCCAAATAAGTTCGATTGTTTTCATCAACGTTGGTGGTAAATCTTCGTGAAGTTTTCAAATAATTGAGAATATACGGGACTGTGCCTCTATATTGAGATAAAGTTCCCTCATAAGCATCATTGTTTGGAACGTCTGTCAAAACCATTTCCTGAGCTAAAAAGTCCACATTATACCATTTATTGTTATCAGCGTCAACCACACTAATAATCTCCAAAACATTATCTTCACCAAGATAAAGTCTCAAAAACGGTTGCATTGCATTGACATTAAATGTCTTTGTTACCAATCTTCCAGAACGTATGTTGGCTACTTTTTGTAATAAGAAATAAGTTGGAACTCCCGTATCATCCCTTTCATACACCGAAACATTTCTATGTGATAATGATGTATCAACTGCGAAATTTATTGGTTCGGATGTTAAAAAAGCGGCTCCTACATTATTAGAAACTTCCATGTTTTCTTTTATACTCAGTAAATATTTTTCATCAGGAATGTAATTTCCATCTTTGTCGGAAATAGCTGGACAAACCTGATATACATTAATTTTACCTGTTGCTCCTTTTGCTGGTTTAGTTGTATAACCGAGATATTTTGCTAAAGCAATGATGTTTTTTCTCTCTGTTGTGTTGTAAAGAAGACCTTCTTTGAAAACGTAATCGGTGTAGTAAGATAGAACATCACCAACATAAGAAGCCATTTCAATAAACATCATGCCAGGTGCAGCATCGGTGAAATCCTTATAACTATTGGGAAAATAATACTTAGCAAATTGAATGAGATTATCACGAAATTGTGAGAAATCCTTATTAAGATACCTTACTTCTTTGCTCTTTGGCTGGAATGATTTCTGTAATGTTGTTGCCATAATTATTGCGTTGTATTATTGATTGTGACTACTACTGTATCAGTCTGTTTTGTCATGTTTAACATGAATGTGACAGCAATATTTAGCATATAAATATCTTTGTTTGATGTTATTTGGTCGTTTGTTAGTAATTCTGCAGTCACATCTGTAACTGTTACATTTGATATCCACGAAAAAATATCCTCAGTAACGATGTTTACTGCTTGGTCTTTCAACGTATCTACGTTTTGTTCAAACACCAAATTCCACAATCTACTTCCGAATGTTGGTTGCATCCTTCTCTCACCAGGACGGGTATTTAGAAGGTTAAGAATGTTGGTTTTTACTTGTGTAAGAGTATCAAACGACTGCGCAAAAAAACCACTATTCCCATCCTGAATGGGTAATGTTAATCCGATAGGGACCGCAGTAATTGGATTGATTGCAGCCATATTATCCGTTCATTATAACTTTAGACGGGTCTATATATCCACCACTAGCAGTACCATTTTTTTGTTCATCAATTCTTTTCATTACTGCTCTAAAATCTTTTTTGAATACTTTCTTGAGAACATCAGGTACTCCAGCACCACCATCCAAAGCGGATGGTTGGTTCATAATAGCCGGTCCAGTATTTACCATTTGTTTTAAAAAGTCTAATTTGGTAGCTGGTGGTTCTGTACCAACCGACTCATTTTGTCCAATTTTATCAAACCCACCCTCCATCAAAGCAGCAAGACCAAATGCGGCTTCATCAACAGTTCTTGGATTTGGTTTAAAGTGTTTAGCAGTTTCAGCTAATACACCATTAAGTTTTGGGTTTCTGGTATGAAGAACCGGCGCATCCGGAGTTACATCCTCTTCTACAATAGTAGAACGGTCATTGAATTTAATTTCTTTCACCATTTCCACTAATACTTTTCCCATAGCTCGACTTACTTCAGCAGCTACCTCTTCTTTAATGATTTTACGTAGAATTTGTCTTAGTTCGTGTGTTTTCATATGTGTATATAAATATCGTTGGTTTTGATATAGCACCATCAATTATTTGAAAGTACCAACTACTACTCTCCAGTCATCTATATTTACATTTGGTGGTGGTTGATTGTCTGTTTCTACAATACCTGCTTTAGCATAAAGAGCATTCCTTTCTTCCCATTTAGCAAGCTCTGCTTGCCTAGATGCGGATTGAACAGGCGTCTCTGGCGCATATGATGCTGATTCTTTTCCAAAAACAACGGTTCTAGAAGCCTTTCTTCCTCCACAACCACCACCCTTTGCTACAGTTGCTTTGTCTGCTGCTGGAAGTGCTTTTAATTCCGCTACTTTTTGAGTTTCACTCTTGGCCGGGTCATCAGTAATAGCATCTGCCTTATTCAAAGCAGAGTTAAAAGTTGCTGCCGCTGCGGCAGCACTTTGACGGTAATCTAGTCCTTTAAATCCTCCAGGACAACCAGCACCAGAAGGTATGGAAATTTTTACCGGTGATGAACCATTGGTAATACTACCACCGTTTTGTCCTGGTGCCAGGCCGCCGCCGGTTACAAATACCCTTCTACTCATGTTCAAATCCAACCTATTCTGTAACACAATCAACGATGCAATTTGAACAGGTATTTGTGTTTGGTTTGGGTTGGCTTGGTCTGGTGTTCCTGTTGAACCCTCACTAGGGTCCCCATCCGGGTGATTATGTTTGTGCCAATGGGTGTGAGCTTTTAACCACTCACACAGGTCATACAACCAATTTGTAGTAGTCTGTCCAAGTAAAACAGGTTCATCGGTTTTGTTGTATTCTCCTAAATAAATAGCTGGTGAATTTAAAACAATTTTCGTGTTGGTAGTAAAAATCATTTGATTATGAGCATCCACCGTGTACTCATCATCGGTAACAAATGCCATTCTCTTTTTAGAAAATGAAAACATTTCATATTTCTTAGCTGAAATTATTATTCTTTCACTGTTTATTACTATCTGGTCTTTCAGGAGTTCAGGGAATTTGAATTTTGTATCACCATTAAACTTTGGTTGTTCTTCTGGTTTGTCGCCCCACATTACTTTAAAGTTGTTTGTGTGAAATTTACTTAAAGTAGCGCCAGAAGTAATGTGTATAGATGAACCATCGTTGTTAACATCTTCGCCTGCGTCTCGGTCAAA